CCTCCAACTTTACCAGCTGATTTAGAACCCTCCGCAACAGTTTTCGCCATGCCAGCGAACCTTGTCCCTATAGCTCTTAGTGAGTCAAAGGCAAGTTGAAAAGGTTTAATCATAATCCCTACAACACCTTTTATTGCTCCCAGAACTTTTGGAATTGCTGCAACGCCTGATGTAACTCCCTTACTATTTTTTATAATTGACGGTGCTGCTTTGGCAATATTGCCAAAAATCCCTGACACAAATTGCACTATTGCAATGGCTTTTGCAACCTTCGGCAGCGAAGCTAATTTTGTGAATGGTAACTTGGCAAGATTACCTAGAAAACTAACCAGTGACCTAATCTTGGTCATTAGCGGAAGCATCTTGAGTTTGGCAACCTCCACACCCGTTTTTACCATTAGAGGGGCGATGACTTTCATCCGTTTTATCAACGCAGCAAAACTTGTGAGGAATACCCCAAGTCTTGAGGTTTTAGGGACACTCGTTAAATTCTTTGCAATTCCAATCAACCCTTTAGTTATACCTTTATATAAGTTTTTGTAGAACTTGAACATGTTCCCAATGAACTTGAGACCCTCTTGTATTACTACGAAACCTCTTGTACCAAAAAGAATTTTACCAACCCTTGTACCAAATTTACCAAGACCCTTTTTACTGAAAAGATTTTTGAGATTGACTCTAAAATTTTTCATAGCATTAATTAATCTACTACCAATCTCACCAAGTTTGGCAAAAAACCCTCCGAATAACACGGGGAGTCCAAAGAGGAAACCACCCTTATCTTTATCCTTTTTACCCTTCTTATCTTTTTGAGCGGTCTTTAGGGCAAGTGCTGCTTTCTTTTTGGCTTCGTCTTCTGCCTCTTGACGTTTCAAGGCATCCAATCTCATCTGTTCAAAGAAATCAGTAAACATTGATAGTTGTTTCTGTTGTAAAGAAACACCCTGTTTACCTGTACTCTCAATCCGCAGTTCTACCGCCTTGAGGTCATTTAATTCTTCTGTTACTGTTCCAAGTGCCATTGAGATACCCTAAAAATTATTGTTGTGCTTCTTGTTCTCTTCTGCCTCTTTTTCGAGATGGTCTGCGAGTAATGTCAAATAAACTTCTCTTTCCCAAGGTATCATATTTTCTAAATCAGATAAAGAATAATTATGATGTTGCATTAGTGCGAAGTTGGTTTTGAAATGACTAACCAAATTGTCGTGCGCGAGGCATACTAAAAAAAATCTTGAAGACCCTCCAGTTTTACTTTGTTTTCTGTTCCACAGGCGACGCATTTATATTCTGCCTCCTGTCTTAGTACAGGTTGATTATTTAGAAATGCGCCTACTGATGAAAATTGATTACTTGTCATCGAGTCAATAAACGATTCCATTTCTTCCTTTGTCCATTCTGTTATTCTTTCATCTGGTGTGTTTACAGATAAAATACATTCTTCAACCATCATCATACCGAAACTTGATTCTGACATATTTTCTTTATAGTTATCGACGAATGATGTATAAGACGGATATTTCAATTCTAGTTCTATTGTATCCGTAAGTTTTATTATATTACTTATTTCTTTATCTTGTTGTACTTCAAGTGATGCTAGGTCAACAACATATTCTGACCTCGCTTCGCAATCATCTGAACCACATGTTAGTTCCAAGGTAGAGGATTCACCAACTGACTTCGCACGTAATCGTGTAAAGATATATTCAATATCAAAAGTTGTAAGTGTGTCTCCGTTTACATGTTCAGTTACACAGGCGGTTACAATGTCTACCATTGCCCTCATCTGTATTTTTCTGTCATTAGACTCAAATGCCTGAAGAAGAACTTTCTCTTCTTTTACAAGATATGGTCTGTAAGTAATCGCCTGTTTGGTTGAAGGGATTATCAAATCATACTTGATGGTTTCATTTAAAATAGGTAGTGCCATAATATTATTTTCTCCGTGTGTTATAATATAGTTTATTTATAATAAAATTAAAGAAGTCCACGAGCGAACTGTAGTACTCCACCCGCCAAACCAACTCCGAGTTGACTTGCAGTGATTTTCTTTGTTGTACCTTCCCAATTGGTATATGCCAAAGAAACCGTAACTTCTAAAAGGTTTGCGTCTGCTTTCATTTGGATTGCAGACAGTGTTGTTGGGAATGCATCTATCAACTTACACTCATAGACAATATCATCAGGTGTAATGGCGTCAAGGTCAAATTCTCCTTGTGCAAAATCAAGAGGGCCCAGTTTTGGTAACCTACCTCTTATACTTGAAGGTATCTTACCCGCATCAAAAAGTTTCTTTCTTGCCACTGGGAACGATACGCCTTTTCTTATTTGTGATATGGTGACATCATGAACATAGTCTTTATGATATCCCATAGTCTTTGTCGTTTGATTGAATATTTTATTTTGCCATGCCTCGAAGTAAGTCCTTGCACTATAATCATTCAGGAGATAGAAGGTCATAGCAACATCCTCTAATGCATACCCATACCCAACTTTTCTCTGTCTCACACCTGTCTGGTCTTCTACTGTTTTTATTTGTCTGCCAGGCAAGTTTACACCCGTACACATAATTTCCATTGTCTGTGCGTAACCTGTTCCTAAGTCGGGTAGTTTGACTTTGAACATACTACCCATAGCCATTCCACCACCGTGACCGATTTCTGAAAGGAACTTATCTATATTCGCTACCATTTTTTATTACTCCTAGTCAAGTGTACCACCAACTTTTGTTGAGATACCTGCCAAAATTGCCCTTGAATCTTTGTATGCAGTGAGTGGGTTAGGTATTTTCTCAAATTGTGCGACAGGGAGAAAGGTTGCAATCTCCCATTCGGGTGCGGGAACTGTTGCAAACTGACTTCTTACGTGTGAGGTGAGATAGTGTTTGAAACACGGTTTGAAGTATTTCATTTCACTCATACCCTTGAGTCTCTGATATGTAATCTCGAACTTTGCGTTGGCGGACTTCTTACTTGTCGCAACACCCATCAAAGAATCTAACATTTTTGCACGTAACACAGGAGGTAAGTAGTGAAGGTTCAATCCATAGAAACCCTTCGGGGCAGGTTGTACCACAACAACCAAAGGGAACTTATCATAGTAAGGTAAGGTTGCCTTTGTCTTGGGGTCATAGAAAAACATCTGCATCGAACCAATAATTCTTTCGTCACCCTGTTCAAGTGGTGCTTGTTGTAGTAACTGTCTTGGTTTGATATCACGTAAATCCTTCGCACGTTGACGAAACCACTTACGTGATTCCTTGGTGCGTGGATTTATTCCTGCACGAAACGCCTCTCTCGATAATTTATCGAATATGTTTTGTGTACTCATAGTTGTATTTATACTATTTTTTACGACGTTTGTAAGGTTTTATTGGTTTTAATGGTTTTGTTGATTTGGGTATAATGGATTTCAGGGGTTCTTTCTTCTCAGTCCATATCTCAAACTTCCAACCCCTGTCCTTGGCATATTCTTCTGCCGCATTCCACTTGTTTATATTCTTGATGTACGTCAAACTCTCGTTGAGATATCTCTTTGTCCTTCTTGCACCCTTTGGTGGTCTAGTTTGTCCATCAGGTTTTATCTCTATAAGGAATGTCTTCCCCTGTTTATTTGTAATTTTCAAGTCCATAAAGTATCGGTGATACTTCCTATCCACTTCGTATAGATATGGTATAACAACTTCTTCGGAAGACCACTTGATAATATCAGAGTTATCGTCACACCATTTGAAGGCATGTCGTTCCCACAGAGAACGATACATAACCTTAGTTGGGTCACCCTCATACTTAGATGGATTTTTTACTGAATATCTTCCCGAATATGCCATAAAAACCTTATAAATAGACTTGACGAATATAAAACTATTTAGTAGGAAAATAAAATGGTAACTCCAAAACTACCAACCGTTCAAGTACGAGACTATAAGAATGATGGTAATCAATATTATTATCCAGAGGATGTAACGTCGGTTGACCAAAAAAGTTTTGTTTATTTTGAAACATACAATGAACCCGCAATAACATTGAATGGTGTATTCAATGATATTTTGTCACCCCTATTGAAAGTAGGAAAAAAATTAGCAAAAGGTGGACTAGATAATGCTGCTGGCAGTGGGTTGGAGGGTGTAATTGAAACTGCTTTCACTCAAGAAAATGTCAATCAGACGAAGGCACTCGTAAACGCAGATGTTGTAATACCTCAACTCACGGGTACAGGACAGAGAGCGGTGTTGTATTTACCCATAAGTACTGCGTATACAGACACTATGCAATATGAAAATGCGACATTAGGTTTCCAAGGTGCAATTGCAAATAAGGCATTAGCTGGTGGAAGTAAGAGTGTAGGTGGTGCATTGGTGGGAATGATAAAAGGTGGTGTCGGTACATTGTATCAGGGTTTGATGGGTGGCGCCGGTGATGTGGGAAGTGTTATAACACAGATGGCTATCAAAAAGAGTAAACTCGGAGGAAAAGATTTAGAAATTGCCGCTGAACTTGCACAACGAGTAAGGACAAATCCGAACGCAAGAGTTATGTTTTCAGGGGTTGGATTCAGAGAGTTTACGTTTACCTTCAAACTTATCGCTTCATCTCGAAAAGAGGCAGAAAATATTGAAGGTATGATAAAGTGGTTGCGTAAAAATATGTATCCAGATGATATTACGACAGGAGCGAACGGTGTAAGTATTGGTTACAAATACCCACCTAGATTCAAAATAATGTTGATGCACAAAGAGTTTGGTAAAGATGCAAAGGAAATTTTCCATAAGATAAAACCCGCATACTTGAAGTCTTGTGGAACAGTATACAATGCGACACAACAATCGTTTCACCCAAGTGAAAACAATTATGACAAGGCAAAACCATTTGAGGTTGATTTGACACTCAGTTTCCAAGAGTCAAGACAACTTGTAAGTCAAGACATAGAGGCAGGATTCTAATGAGTACTTCATTTTTCAGAAACTTTGACGTTGTAAATTATAGTTTTGGTGATGGTGAAAGACCTGTCTCATTTCAAAAACTTACCCAGTTCGTTTCGGTATTAGATGATACACGAGATAACGCTGCGTTCTATAATCTATATACAATAATCGCAGGAGAGAGACCCGACACGTTGTCATATAAATTGTATGGAACAACAGACCATTATTGGACATTCTTTTTATTGAATGATAAACTTAGGGAGTCAGGTTGGCCCATTGCATCTTATGATTTACTTGATGAGGCGAAATCAAAATATCCATATAGGATGGTAACGACCAATTCAGATATAACTACAGACAATGGTTCGTTCGAATTGTTCCCCATAGGACAAGAAGTTTCTGGTTCTAGTTCTGGTACAACAGGAACAATCATTCGTAAGATACCAGAGAAGGGTCAGATTATAATCGATACTGGAGACGAACCAAACACACAAAACTTTGATTCCACAGAAACGATTCGGTATGTAAATCCAGATGGAGGATTTAGTGAGGCAAAACTCATCAAGGAGTCAGAACAATATAATGCAGTGCATCACTATGAAGATGCAGACGGAGTGTATCAAGACTTGACACTATATGATTTTGGAACTCCTGCAGCTTCATGGACTGCGGTAACATATCGTGACAGGATTGAAAATCGTAATGATGACCTCAAAGAGATTGTTGTTATCAAACCAAGTGTTATAAACGGTATCGTTTCAGAGTTCAAATCACTTATGAAACAAAGATTATAAAAAAGTATTATGGCACAACAAGAAACTACACCTAAAGCTGAATCTTCATTTTCACCTCAGTTTGAGTTAAATCAGGCGGTAATATCTTCTGGTATGTATGATAAAGAGATTGATGTTACAACCAATGTTGCAGAACTTGTTATTTTTGAATCATTAGATTCACCCTTCTTGACAGGAAGGATAGTGATATCAGATGATGAGGGTCTTTTTGATGCAATGAAATTTCAGGGTACAGAAAGATTGATAGTTAGTCTAGGAGGAGCTGATGATGTGAAGACTCCTATACTCACAAAGAAAAAGTTTATAATGACTAGTATTGAATCTAAAATATCAGGTTCAAACCAAAACTCGTCTGCATATGCCTTTACTCTTATAGACGAAGTTGGTTTTCTGGGACAATTGAAAAAGATTAGTAAATCCTATACAGGAAGTCTTGAGAGGATTATTGTCAGTCTTGCACAAAACGAACTCAATAGACAAGTTGACATTGGATATACAGGCGCAACCTCTAGTAATGACGAACTATCGGCACAACAGGATATAACATGTATCATTCCTAATCTTACTCCTATAGAGGCAATGAAGTGGTTGTGTAGTCGTATCACAACACTAAACGGTTCTCCTTATTTTATTTACGCAACTCTAAATGTTCCAAATTATTCTGCGGCTTCTGACGAAACACTAAATGAAGAAGACCGAACTTTTGGAAATGTCATAAGACTTGGTAATCTTGATGTGATGTTACAACAAGAACCACTAAACAAAGTCCCGTTTAGATATACTCCAAACACCACGGGTGTCAATGTCGAAGCTGACCCTGTGAAACAAATGTTTACAATAAAAGGGTTTCAGATAAGAAGTGGTTATTCAGATACTCTTACACAGGCGTTGATGGGTTCTGTTGTGTCAACATATTCAAATACCAATCTAGGGACAGGTGAAATATTCAAAACAAAACACAATCTCACTGACCAAATAAATACTCTTACCGAAGACGGTATAATACAAAAGGACGGGTTTACGCAAGATGTTATTGACCCTACTTTTGTAATCAACGATTTACCTCTAGAGGAATACTCCGCGAAACAGTTTCATACAATAACCTCTTCAGGTACATATGGAACACAAAAAAGTTATCACGATGAATTTGATGAGACTAAGTTCAAACATAAAATACAATCACGTTCATTATTTACAACACTTCAGAAGAATAGAATATCAATAGTCATAGAGGGTGGTGCGTTGATATACTCAACGGCGGGTGTAGGTGACATCATAGATATAGATATTTTGGGTGACAATATGGCATCGGGTGAGAATGACAAAGACCCTCGGTCAAATAGATTTTCAGGAAATCATCTTATATATAATGTACAACATACTTTTATTGAAGGTACTCATAATTGCACCATGAATTTGGTGAAACTAAATGTAGGAAGTAAAGGAAAAGATTAGTGAAAATTTTGAATCCAATACCTTCAGAATATTATGGTGATACCACACGATGGTTTATTGCGACTGTTGTAAGTTCAACTCCTCCAACAGGATATGAAGGACGAGTAAAGATACGCATACACGGATTACACAGTGCTTCTACAGAAGATATTCCAGAGTACGCATTACCTTGGGCACAATGTGTTGTTCCTACAACCGAGGGTGGTGTGTCGGGTATAGGTAAGATGCCAAAGATATTACCGAGTGCGTTAGTGTTTGGTATGTTCATGGATGGTGCGAGTTCACAGGTTCCCATAGTACTTGGGTCTCTACCCACAATAGAAAGACCTTCTCCAGTACAATTACAATCCGTGAAGGATACTGAAGTGCGTAAGAAAGCATTACTTGCAAGTAAACTAAAAGAAATAAGAGACACAGACCCCATCAACAACCAACAGACAGGGGTAAATTTTATTGAGACAAAAAAAGAAAGAAAGGAATATACCTTTCAGTATTTTCTAAACGCAGGATATACTTACAATCAATCCAGAGGCATTACAGAAAACCTAAGTAAACTACAATTCATTTCTGGTTTCAGGGGTTCTGATAAACTATCTGGTGCATTTGGTCTTGCAGAATGGAAGGCTCAAAGATTTATAAACCTAAAATCCTTTTCAAGTTTGTATAAAAATTTCTCAACTCAATTAGACTTTATACAATGGGAACTCAATGGGACATTCAGGTCTGCCAATATTAGACTACTAAATACAGACAAGTTCGGTGGAGGTGACGGTTCGATGTATATTTTTGCAAAACATTATTTGAAGTTTGATACAGAAAGGTTAGATACTCTTATGAGAGAACCTACTGGAGGTTACTCATGAGAAGTATCCTACCTAGTTTCCTCAAAAGGATTCCACCCCATAAACTAAAAACGATGGGCATTACTAATGAACAGTTAAATAAGAAGAACAAGAGTGGTGGTTTCCTTAGTGGCATTGCGAATAACCAAATCAAAGAGATACAAAAAAATCTCGAACAGGAATCAATACAAGAAAAGACACCGATAAAATATTCTCCGTCTACTCCAAGAAATCTTCATCTTGAAGGTAGAAGTTTTCCGATTGACGTATCAGTAGGTCAATATAACGACACGGTTATATCAGGGGCGGAAGCAAAAGTATTACAACTAAAAGAACAATATCAAATAGGTAATACAAGTTTGATAGGAAAGATAGATATACCGTTAGATGCAAACGGTGATATTGTTGAAGGTATAACCGTTCTCTCTAAACCTGAAACAAGTACAGGTATACTTGAAATACGAGACGCCAATAAAGTATTCTCAGATGTTGATACGGATGGAACAACAGAAATAGAGATGGCTAAAGATACTGCCAAACACTTGAGAGTGACCACTGCGGGTGTTCCTGCCGCAGTATTAGCTGGTCAAGAGAGAGTTGCAGAAATAATAGACTCAGAAAATGAGTACAGTGCAAAGTTATTAGATTCACTACCCGATATTCTCGGAGCGCCTGGAGGCGGATTTCTAGGTACGGTGTTCAAGATAATTGGCGCTGTAGGTATTGCAGGAAAACTTATGCAGGGTTCTACTGCATTTACAAACTTCGCAAAAAATCTAGACAAATTTAAAGATAAGGTTCTAACTGCAACAGGATTAGATGACCTATACAAATGGGGTAAAACAAAATACCAAGAAGCGGGTCAGTGGTTTGAAACAAAGTTTGGTGATATTGGAGATTTTCTTGATGAACAATTTATTGACCCTCTTGAAAAGGCTGCAAAAGGTATTGCAAAAAGTTTAGGTAAAGAACTTGATGATTTTGTAAGGGCAGCTGGAAAAGAATTAGGAAGTTTGGGTGACGCGATTGGTGAGTTGTTTGATGATTTGTTTGAAGACCCACAAATAAAAGGACTAAAAATCAAAAGGGTTGGAAAAGGATTTCAAATTGAAAAACTGGATGAAAATGGTAACCCATTTGTGCCACCCCAATTCAAAGTTTTTAAGAATATTGATGATATAAAAAAATATGTTGACATAGAGACTCTAAAAAAAGGACTGGACGAAGAAAGTTTAAAGTTTCTTAGTAGCGAGAGAGCTAAAGAATTGGGACTTGGGTTTACTGGGGGCCCAGAAGATTTTGGGTTGATTATGGATAGTCTGTCTTCAGACTTTGACTTCACTGAAGCTATGAATATGGAAAATTGGTTCCAAGACATGTCAAGTACTAACGCCATATATGAACGCGCTCTTACAGGGGCATCAGGAGATATTGATGGAGATATTATATTTGCTGGTCTAACTTCACAACAACAAAGTCTTCAGGAGGCATACGATATATTTGATGCAATTCCCATAGTTGGTCAAGACCCACTCGCATTAATAGGTACGATTGACAGTGAAGTCTTCGTTGATGCGGCTCAAAGAACCATCGCAAATAGTGGTGGTTCCTTTTTCAATTTCATGGCGTTTGATGCTTTCAATGCCTCAACCACATCCTTATCGGGTATCATAGGTAGAGAGTTTGAAAGAGCTTTACCATCTCTGAAGTTTTTCATTTCAGACACATTCAGAATGAACAATGAAGAAATTTTTGGAATATATGAAAGGTTTCGTAGAGGAGACACTAGTGCAATAACCACACTCATTGGAATAAATGAGAACATAACTGGTTATATAAAAGATGGTGAATTAGATTGGAAAGCGATATCCGCATCAGTGGGTGCAAGTTTACCCACAGGTACTCCAGAAGAAATTGCGGAACTTACCCTTGCCGCTATAGAGGCGTCTGGTGCATCACCAGAGGTAATTGAAGATGCAAAGAAGGCGGTTACAGAGTTCATAGACTTGTCAGATAAACTAAGACCCGTAAACTTGGCGGTTCTACTTGCAGACCCAGATACTGTTAGTCCGTTCGACCAGACGTTTGAGTTGGCAAAGTGGTTACCATTTAGTTACGTCTCTTCGGTAGAAGAACTTGAAGCAGAGTTTGCACAAAAAATTCATGAGAGAGATGATGATAAAGAAATAGATAGTGTTGTTATTCATGCAACGGATACATTTAGTAATAAAAATATTGGTGCAGAAGAAATAGATGCAATACAAAAAAAATTAGACCCTACTGGATATGCACAAGAGAACCGAAGAGTCAAAATAGGATATCACTATGTTATCAGACGAGATGGTAGATTACAAAGAGGAAGAGATATAAGTAAACCGAGTGAGACCTCTCTGGATAATAGAGGTAGAGATGATAGTTGTCTTAGTATTGTCATGGTTGGTGGTATCAATAGTCCTGCAACAGAACAACAATTTCAAAGGTCAAGTGCGTCCTTTACACGAGAACAGTATAATACATTAGAACATTTTCTTAAGTCATTCTATAATCACGTGCCTGGAGGAGATGTCTATGGTCATAATGATTTGAACACTGATGAGGAAGACCCTTATTTTGATGTGCAAGAATATATACTTTCTTTGTTCGGAAAAGTAAACAGAGAATTTTTTACGGTTCCTGAAGCAGAACCAGCTCCTATACTTGACCCCGCGAGAATAAGAGAAGACGATACTATAGACCCAACGGGTCAAGTACAAGGTAGTTTCACACCGCATTATTCAGTACAGAATAGTACAGGAACAAAGGTCAACCCTAACGAGTTGTTGGACGATATTCCTGCGAAACTAAATGCAATGTGTAATGCCTTGGGTTTCCGTCTCAGAGTCAATAGTGGTAAAAGATATTTTGGTCAAATTAGAAACTCACCAAAGGGTAGTATACATAATTCAGGAAAAGCGGTTGATATTTCACAATATAAAATTGTTGGTACTGAGATGATACTTATGACCGAGGATGAAAAAGTGAGACTTATTCAAGCAGGTATTAACCAAGGGTTTTTGGGTATAGGAATTTATGAGAATGGAAGTCACGTCCATTTTGATACTGTGGGTAATCAGGGTGCGAAAAAATCATGGGGCCCAAAACATACAAATTCATCTCTGCAAGCCGCTAGGTTTAGTTATGCAGTGGATGTATTGGTAAATAATGGTTGGAAAATGGGTTTTGGATAACAGGAAAAAAAGATGACGACTGAAAAAGACAATTTTGAAAATAGAGTTGCAAGTGAAAAACTTGGTCTAGGACAGGAACTTACTGTGGGTGTTCCTGCAGACGGAATGCAAAACGCTTCGGGTGATTATCCGAAGAGAGAGTATAACTTTGGGTCTTCTATAAACAAAGCAGCACTTGGTCTCAAGATAAACAAACTCTACACGGGTGGTGGTGACTATCATGTCCCTCTTGATATACCAGAACAAATGCCTTCTCAGTATCCATTCAACCAAGTCGATGAAACACCCAGTGGTCACTCTATTGAAATGGATGACACGCCAGGCGGTGAACGTATCCTCATCCGTCATCGTAAAGGTTCGGGTGTAGAGTTACGTGCTGATGGTACGGTTGTTGTCTCTGCATTGAATAATAAGGTTGAGGTGACAGGGGGAGACCAGACTCTAATCGTAGAGGGAGACGGTACTCTCGTATACAACGGTACTCTCAATCTCAGAGTAAAGGGTGACATGAATATCGATGTCGGTGGTAGTTATAATGTAAATACGGGTGGTAATACAAGTATAAAAACTAAACGTAATCATTACCATCAAGTATCAGGTGATGCAAGTTATGATTATCATGGAGAAAATTCTCAGATGGTAGTTGCAGATAAAACTACTGTAGTTCTTGGGGATAAGTACGACAAAACAAAAAGAGAAAATTATATCAGTGCAGGCGGTAAATTGGAACTTGCGTCAGGTGGTGCGCTTGACATAAGCGCTCAAACAGATTTATCTCAATCTGCACTCAACGTTGTTGTGAATGCAAACGGTGTACTGAAAATGGTTGGTTCGGGAGAAGGGAGTATGATTGGTGGCGCACATTGTGACTTCACGGGACGTACTTTCTCTGGTGGTGCAGAAACCGCCACAACTGTTTCTGCAAGGGATGATAGTGCGACAGATGATGGAGGTATAAATCCATCAGGGTTTCAAACTGCCACTTTCCACGGAAGTTTCCACGGTACTGCAGATAAAGCAATTCATGCATCGAAGGCAAATACCGCTATAACATCAACATTCTCACTATATGTAGCTACAGGATTAGGTGCAGTGCCGCAAGGTGTTGCGGGATGGGCAGCTGCTTTAGCTACAGGTCTCTCCACTGTTTCCGCTGTTTCTGATTTACTTGCAGGGTTTGGAATGGAACAAGCTCCTGGCGGTTATGCACCTATTGACCCTAAAGATATTAGAAATACCATTCAGGGTAAAGGTGACCAAACACTTATAACAGAAAAAGGAATTGCAATAAGAAAAGTTGTTATAGACCCAGGCAACTTCTTAGTAACACAACTGAAAGGGTCTGAACATTATAGTATGGGTGGTTTCAGTGTGTTTGACCGAGAACCTACACTAGAAGAAATTCGTGTTGCCATGAGAAACCAAACAGTGCGACAAAGAGGAGCGGGTAAACCGAGTTTCATAGGTACACTTCTTATCGCAGAGGATAAAATAAATCCATACTATTTGAATAAAACTCCGCCAGGCACGATGACAGGTAGAACAAGTAAAAAAGAAGATGAGGGTTTTGTAAAACTACTTAGAGGAAATACAAACCCAATAATACAGGAAGCTCGTTATGGTAAAGAACCTATCGGTAACTCTATTGAAAACAAAGGGAAAAGATTTAGATGAGTAAAAGTAAACTTATAAATGTGATACCAGACCCTCTGTATAATCCAGAAACACAAAGTTACACAGAAACACGGACACCTATATCCCCTAGAACAAAGATTGGTCGTGGGACAACAATAGCAAAGTTTCTAGGGTCATCTGGAAACAAGACTTCATTTGACCACATTGAATATGAAAGTTTGAGGAGAGAGATTGCACGTAACCTTACCTTACACGCCCGCGCGATAGATTTGATAAACGGTAATACGTTTAGGTTCAATGACCACAGAGTTGTTGTGAGTGAAGGAGTTTGTAAAAGACACCCTATTGATACTGGTGACCCGATAATGGCGGCAAAGGCATTAGGTAGATTGTGTTATTATCAAGTTGTAGATGTATACGGAGATATAGATTTCGAGAAGACTTTTGATGTTGCAATGTTTTGGTTACAACATTTGAAGTTTCAAAAACTAATTCTTGATTATGATGACTATAGTCCAGATGGAGCACTCACCGTACAGATTGGATTATTGATGCCTGAAGTTCCTATGGACTATCAGATTGAAAAGAAACGATTCAATCAGGAAGTCGAAACAGTATACAACAACTATAAACTAGAACCATATTTAGTTGAATTTCTACAAAAAGAAGAGGCAAACCCTCCCTAAAAAGGTATAAATAAAGGTATGACCAGAAGAGCATTTGCACAAGAAGACGCAGACCTATCAGTCAACAAGGTTGCAACAAGTCGTCTTAGAAAATATAAAGATATAGACTTGACACTCGCGGTCAAGACTACGACAGGTGATGTCTACAAGAAGATTGATGCCGCTGCAGTAAAACAATCTGTGAAGAATTTGATTATGACTAACCGACTAGAGAAACCCTTCAACCCTAGTTTCGGTGCAGACATAAGAGGTCTCCTATTTGAACTCGTTGATTATACAGATGGGTTTATGTTGAAGGAAAGAATTATACAGAGTATACGTCAGTATGAACCTAGAGCGGAGATAACCGACATATCGGTAAAGGGTAATGATGTGTATAAAAATACTGTAAACGCAACAGTAACATTCAGAATAATAAGTACTGCGGAAGTAGTCCAGTTCAGTACAAATCTTGTAAGGTTAAGATAAATGGTAACGACAATAAATTCGACGGGATTAGATTTCAACACAATCAAAAATAATCTCAAGACCTCACTTCAAAATTCTGGTGAGTTCAATGATTATAACTTTCAGGCGTCAGGTCTCTCAAGTATCCTAGATGTACTTGCGTACAATACACACTACAATGGACTTGTCGCAAACTTTGCATTGAACGAATCATTCTTGAGTACTGCACAACTTAGAGGTTCTGTTCTATCTCTCGCAGAGGGTATTGGTTATGTTCCGAACTCAAAGAACGCATCACAGGCGACAGTAAATCTCACACTCAATCTAAGTAGTGTATCTGGAAGACCCGCAACCATAGACATCAACGAAGACTTCAAATTTCAAACTACGGTTGATGATGCAAGTTATGTCTTTCAAACCAGAGAGTCCATAAGTGCGACTGATGATGGTCAAGGAATATACACATTTAAAGATGTATCTGGAGAAGAAAACCTTGTTATAACAGAAGGTAAACTTAGAACAAAAACTTTTATTGCACTCCCTGCAGTTCAAAACTCTGTATATGTTGTACCCGATAAGAATCTTGACATATCTACAGTTGTGGTAAGAGTATATGAAAACGCTACGACAAGTTCATTCACCACATATTCTAATATCGTAAATGCACGTGCAATCAACGAGAACTCTACACTGTATATACTTAGAGAAGCACCAAACGGTTTCTTCGAATTGTCATTCGGTAATGGTGTTACTCTTGGTAATGCCCCTGCATCTGGAAATAAAATAGAGATGGAATATCTTTCTGTAACAGGTTCTTTATCGAATGGTGCAAAAGTGTTCAACCCATCCAACTCAATATCAATAACAGTAGATGGTACAACTCAGAACTATCCTGTAACCGCAACTACATTGTCTAGTGCGGTTGGTGGGACAGAGAAAGAATCCATAGATAGTATTCGTAAGAATGCACCGTTCCAATATGCATCACAAAACAGAATGGTCACCGCCTCAGATTACACTGCATTGATACTCAAGAACTATCAATCCTATATTGCAGACATACAATCCTTTGGTGGAGAAGAAGCACTCGAACCAGAATATGGTGTGGTGTTTGTATCTATTCTTTTCGATTCAACTGTAACGGATACGGTTCAAACTCGTATCAAGAATGAGATACTACAACTATCAGATGAGTTGTCGGTTGCATCGTTCAATGTAAAGTTTGAAGACCCCGTAAAAACATTTGTTGAAGTTCAAACATTCTTCCAGTTCAATGAAAACCTAACAACACTCTCAAGGAATGCGATACAAGGTAATGTCAATGATGTCATAGAGGGATATTTCTCTACCAATACAGGGAAGTTTTCACAATCATATAGACGTTCGAATGTACTTACTCTTGTTGATGAAACAAGTAAGGCAGTGTTATCGTCACGTCAACTTGTAAAAATACAGAGAAGATTTACTCCTACTCTTCTCACTAAGGAATCACACACACTTAGATACGCGGTTGATATCTTTTTACCCGACGACAAAGAACATATTATTCAATCCACGCCATTCGTAGTAGGCACATCAACTTGTGTCTTGCGTAATAGACTCAACTCAAATATTCTTGAAGTATTTGATAATACTCAGGGTACAATACTCATTGATAATGTAGGAGAATATTCAGGTGACACGGTCAAAATAGTTGGTCTTCAAGTAGACCGTATTGTAGGGTCAGACACTTTCATCAAACTCAGTGCAACTCCTGCAAACCAAAGTGCTATTTCACCACTTAGAAATGATGTGATAGAACTTGATGGTGATAAATCATTCACATCAATCGTAGACGTTGAACAAGGTGTCAATTCATAATGCCTCACAACAAGGATATCACAATGAAGGATTGGGGGCGTAGGGAACTAGCTTTCCAAAGACCCGAAGTGAAGGAAATACTCCCAGAGTTTTTCCGTACCGAATATCCTAAACTCATAACTCTACTTGACGAATATTATCACTTCGAAAATTCAGAGGACTCCCCATCTAGACTTATAGACGAACTCTTTCTCAGTAGGGACATAACACAGACCGACCTATCCTTACTCGCGTTCATTGAAGACGAGTTGTTGTTGGGTCAATCTTTCTTCGAAGGGTTTCAGGATAAACGTGCTGCATCAAAATATTCTAGTATATTGTTTAGGTCAAAGGGTAGTAAGTATTCTATACAACAATTCTTCAGAACCTTCTTTGGTATTGACCCCGACATTGTATATACAAAAAATAATGTATTCAATGTGGGTGATAGAATAGGAACAGAAAGTCAAAGGTTCCTTACGGATAATAAATTATATCAGAAACACGCAATACTCATCAAGTCAGAACTAGGTGAGAATACGTGGAGAGATGCATATAAATTATTTGTTCACCCTGCAGGAACATATTTAGGTTCACAGGTTCAGATAGTAAGTGTTGTTCAGGATACGATGACTGCGCCGTTTGTTGAACTTCAAGCTCCTGCACCTATAGCTATTACTAGTGTTGCATCGTTTGAAACTGTTGCATCTCTTGACCATACATCACTTGTTGATGATTTCCAAACAGACTCGTCTGGTATCAAGAGTAGAATTAGACCAGAACTCATTAGTGTGGGTAAGTTCTCTGCAATACAAGTACAACAAATAGAAGACCAATATGGTACACTCAGAGAGGCACAGATTGCATCTTCACCAACCTTCGATGACTCAGACCAATCTAATACTAACGGTATGGACTTCTCAAATGACTTCTCATTCGAAACATTAGACCAAGGAAGACACGTATTTTATAGTGCAGACTCCGACCAATATTTATTAAATCTTGGGCATCTGAGTTGAAAAAGTATATAAATAGAATAAAGAATTAGGATAATATGAATGTCAAAACAAACACTAAATAAAGGAACTGCTGCAAACGACGGTACGGGTGATACACTTCGTGTGGGTGCGCAAAAAATAAATGAGAACTTTACAGAACTCTATAATGTAATAGGGGGTTCTAGTCTTGGGTCGGGTATCACTTTGGACTCCTCATCTAAGGGTATCATCTTTGAAGGTTCTTCAGCTGACTCACATGAAACCTCACTCATTCCTGTAAACCCTACACAGGACAATAACGTATACATACCAGATGACAGTGGTACACTCATACTTGACTCATGTCAACAGACACTCACAAATAAAGTTCTTACAAGTCCAGTATTGACAACACCACAAATAAATGATACAAGTGCAAACCACCAGTATGTCGTTGCAGTATCAGAACTTGCGGCAGATAGAAATGTAACATTACCTTTATTGACAGGTCACGATGAGTTTACTTTCAATGCTCATACACAAACACTTACCAATAAGACCCTTGTAGACCCTATTGCAAACAATCTAAAAATAGGTGGTGTATCAGGTGGTTCTGTTTTATTAGATAGTAATAGTAATGAACATCTTACATTTGCAACAACTACGAATGCCGTCAACCAAGTAAAGTTTTCGAACGCGGCGACAGGTAACCCTCCAGAGATTGCATCAGAAGGTGAGACGAACGTACCATTGAATCTATCTGGTAAAGGTACAGGTAATGTTCAAGTAAATACAGGTGTTGCATTCTTATCACATGAAGTCTCAACATCAGCTGCATGTTCACTTGTAAAGACAACAACAATTTTCAATGCGGGTGGTACTATAACCCCAACACTTGCAAACGGTTCGGTTGCAGGACAAACAAAAATATTCACAAATAAAAACTCAGGGAATGCCATACTCACACCTACTTCTTTTGCGGGGGGTACTTCGATTACTCTTCAGGCGAATGAAGGATGTGTATTAGTGTGGGATGGAACTAATTGGCAAGTAGTGGCGAACAATGGCGGAGCAATAGCATAAAATGGCAATATTAACTAACAAATTCAAAAGAGAACAAATTCAGTTATTGATGAATAACTTTTTAGATTCTGCTTCAAACCATTATTATATTGGTATAGGTCGTTCTGATACATGGAACACAACAGACGATGCACCCGCCGCGGTGAGTACTCTTCTCGAAGAAAGACTCTTCAGAAATAATTTACAATCTGTAAAAAAGGTTGCAGACGTTTCCTTCATTGTTCCAAGATACAATTGGACTTCTGGTACAGAATATACTGCATACAATGATGCTCAAGCAGGGTTTCCCACAAAAACATACTACGTCATGAATGATAATAATCAAGTCTATATGGTTATACAACAGGCAAAGAATGCCAACGGTACACCACAACCTTCCACAGTACAACCTTCAGGTAACACGGACGGTACTACATTTATTACTGCAGACGATTATGCATGGAAGTTCTTATACTCTATCTCTGCGTTAGATGCGTCTAAGTATATTGCCGCAGGGTTCCTACCCGTAAAATTACAAGGTGCAACAACAGGTAGTTCACAGGCGTCTGATGTAGAACAACTTGCGGTACAGACTGCCGCAGTGGATGGACAGATAACAGGATACGTTTTGGACTCAGGTGGTTCAGGATACTCAACAGCTCCTACACTCACTATCGTGGGTGATGGAACAAAGGCAAAGGCGACTGCAACAGAAATCGGTGGTGTTATAACTAAAGTAGAAGTTACGGATAGTGCATCAACACTTTGTTTAGGTTCGGGATATAGAAATGCGGTAGTAACACAGGCAGGTGGTACGCCTGATAAACCCGCAAAGATAAGACCAATATTTGCAGTCAAGGGTGGTGTCGGTGCAGACCCTCGTGTGGATTTACGTTCTAACGGTATCATGTTTACAGTGAAACCCGCAGGAACAGAAACAGGTGATTTCATTATCGGAAACGATTTCCGTCAGGTAGGTCTTATAAGAAACATAAAAGACAGTGATGGAACATACGGTACAGAACCAGAGGGTGCATTGTTTACAAACCCAACAGGTACTGCATTGAAACAGTTAGTCTTTCAATCTTCAGGAACACAGTTCACTGCAGACAAACGTATAAAGGGTCAAACATCTTTAGCTGAGGCACTCATAGATAGAGTTGATTCAATAAACGTTTGGTATCACCAAAACGATGACACAGGTTACACCTCATTCTCACAGAATGAAAACGTACAAGAAGTTGATGGTAGTGGTAACAAAGACCTAATAAACACTACAGGTTATTTCGTGGAACCAGAAGTTGGAACTCTCACTGGAGATGTGTTATATATAGATAATAGGGCGTCAGTTACACGTGCGTCAGACCAAACAGAAGACATAAAAATAGTCATACAAATTTAGGATAAAAGAATAATGCCAACAACGTTTACATCGAATGTCTTTTCATCAACCTACAAAGATGACTATGATAGTAGTGATAATTTTCACCGCATCCTTTTCAATAGTGGTCGCGCGTTACAGGCGCGTGAACTCACTCAGATGCAGACAATTATTCAAGAAGAAATTGCAAGACTTGGTAGTAACTTGTTCACCGATGGTGCATCAGTAAATCCAGGCGGCCCATCAATAACAAACGATTATCCTTTCGTAAAATTAGAAACCACTCCAACGGATGGCCCAAGTTTAGTGGGTGTAGAACTTACAGGTGCAGTTTCAACAGTGAAGGCACGTGTGGTAGAATATGTTGCTCCTA